GCCAAGGATCTCGGCTCGACAACGGAGTTCACCGCCGCGCAAGCCGCATCCGGCCTCAAGTTCCTGAGCATGGCAGGCTTCGAGGCAAGCGAATCCATCGCCGCGATCCCAAGCGTCCTCGATCTCGCCACCGCGGCCTCAATCGACTTGGGCCAAGCCGCGGACATTGCGTCGAACATCATGTCGGCCTTTGGCATCGAGGCGCAGCGCGCCGCCGATGTAACCGACGTGATGACGGCGATCACGGCGCGGTCAAATACCAACATCACGCAGTTGGGCGACGCCATGAAGATGGTCGGCACCGTCTCGACCGCCATGGGCGTCAGCATCGGCGATACGGCGGCGGCGGTCGGCGTTCTCTCCGACGCGGGCATGCAGGGCACGATGGCCGGCACGGGCCTTCGGAACGTCCTGATCCGGCTCTCGGACATCACGCCGAAGGCCGAGAAAACCCTGCGCGAATACGGGCTGACGGCGGAGGACGTCGACATCGCCACGCACGGTCTGACGACGGTCCTCGAGCGCCTGGCGGAAGCGGGGCTTGTCGCCGGCGGCAACGTCAACGCTGGTGCGGATGCGATCAAGATATTCGGCCAGCGCGGCGGCCCGGCGGCCTTGGCGCTTACCGGAATGGTTGACCGACTGAGAGAACTCGGCGTCCAGATGGAGATGGTCCAGGGCGAGACCAAGCGCACGGCCGACGGGATCCGCGACAACCTCGACAACGACATCCGGGCCCCGTCGGCACGATCACCGAGTCCGGCAACCAGTTGATGCGGTTCCTGGGCATCGGCGAGGACGTCGAGGCCACCATGGGCCGGACGGCGGAGGAAACCGCGCGGCTGGGCGACCAGGTCATCGGCGTCTCGAATGGCATGATGAAGCTGGCGGGCGAGACTGGAAAGGCCGAGGGCGAGGCGGGCGACCTCAAGGGTGAGGTCGACGGCGCGGCCGACCAGGCGTCCCGCCTCGACAGCATCTTCGCGCGCCTTGACATCTCCGGCGTCACCGCCGACGCGCTGCTTCTGGCCGAGCGGCTTGGCATCGCCGCGCAGAACGCGCAGGCGGCCTCCAACGCGCTTAACCGCGACGCTGGGCTGCCGGAAGCGGGTCCGGGCGGGCTGACCTTCGGCGACGGCTCTACGGGCGCCAGTGACCCGTTTCTGGGCGCGACGTCCGGCGGCCTCGGGTTCAGCGACAACCCGCCGGCCAGCACGACGCAGGCCACCAACTCCTTCTCCAGCGCAGGCATCTCCGGCGGCGGGGGCGGCGGCGGCGTGTCCCAGGCCGAGCGCGACGCGCAGCGCGAGCACAACCGGCTGATGAAGGAGGCCGAGGCAATCTACCGGAGCACCCGGACAGAAGCCGAGCAATACAACATGGAAGTCGCCAAGCTGAACGAGTTGCACCAGAAGGGCTACATCGGCACGGAAGCCTATGAGCGGGCGCTTGAGGATCTCGAGCAGCAATACAGCGGCGCAGGGCAGGCTGCCGAGTTCTGGAACGAGAAAATGGTCGATTTCCAGGACGGCCTGATTGACTCCATCGTCATGGGCAAGAATCTCGCGGACACCATGCGCTCGCTGGCGCAGGAGATTGCCAAGGCGGCACTACAGGCGGCGCTTTTTGGCCGCGGCCCATTGGCGGGCGGTGGCGCTGGCCTTCTGGGTGGCTTGTTCCCGATGTTCGCGGGCGGCGTCGAGAACTTCGGCGGCGGCATGGCCGTCGTCGGCGAGAAAGGCCCGGAACTGGTCAATCTGCCCAAGGGTTCCGACGTTATCCCCGCTGACAAGACGCGCGACATGATGCGGCGAGCGGCGTCTCAAGACCGGATGCGCCCGCCCGCAACAAGCGAGAGCGGCGACACGGATAAGGTGCTCAAGGCTGTCACCGGCATGGTCGACGGGCTCAAGCGCGAACTCAAGACCGAGATCGTCAACGTGTTCGACCCCTCCATCGTCGGGCAATACCTCAACAGCCCGGAAGGTGAGCGCGTGCTGATCAACACCGTGCAGGCTAACCGCGAGGCGCTGTGATGCCGAACCTCTGGCCCCACATCCCGGGCAATTTCATTGAGCGCCTGCGCTTCTCCACGGACGTCCGCCAGACGCCAGAGGGCGAATACCGCGACAGCCTGCATGACGGCGTCATAGAAATGTCGATGCAGCACACGGTCGAGGATGCCGAGGCCGAGCGGATGCGCCAGCGCTTCGACGAGAACGCCCTGGGCGAGTGGTATCTACCGATATGGCAGGACGCGACGCACTTTGTCGGCACGATCGCCGCGAGCGAGATCTACATTTCGGTCGACACCGATGCCGATTACCGGGCCGGGGGCAAGGCGGTGATCCTCTCCGACGACCAGACATGGGAGGTTGTCGATGTGGCATCAGCGGCTGGCGGGCTTCTGACGCTGTCCACGGCCACGACGCAATCCTACAGCGGCACCGAAGCCGCCCCGGTCCTGGTTGCCCCTGTCGTTACGGCGCTGGCCGTCGAGCCGCTGGCGCGCTCTGTTTCCTACGCGATCACCCGGGCGACCATCGGCTTCCGCGCGACGGAACCCTACGACCTGGCACCGGCCTCGCCGATCTACCCGGTCTACAACGGCAGCGAAGTGATGACAGATCCCATCGCGGTCCTTTCCGGCCTCCAAGGCGCAGTTTTCCGCCAGAACACGCTGATCGACAGCGGTTTCGGGGCCATCACCTTCGAGGACAGCCGCGACTTCGTCGAGCAGCGGGCCTCGATCGCCTTCGCAGACTACACCAACGCCGACCGCCTTCTCCGCCGGCAATGGCTGCACTACATCCGCGGCCGCGACCGTTCCTGGTGGTTGCCGAGCCAGAAATCCGATCTGGTGCTGGAGTCGCCCATCGGGGCCTCCGATACGACCATCACCGTCACCAAGGTGGGCGGGGCGACTTCCGGCTATGTCGGGCGCCACATCCAGATCGACGACGACGGCACGCTCTACCGCCGCGAAATCACCGCCGCATCATCGGGCTCGACCACATCGACGCTGACGATGGACTCGTCGCTGGGCGCCGCAGTGCCGGTCAGCGCCACCGTCTCGCTTATGACCCTGGTGCGGCTCGACGCTGACCGCGTCGAGATCCAGCACCGGCCGAAACAGGGCGGGGTATTCAGCACAATGCAGACCACCGTCCTAGAGGTGCCCGCATGAGTTTCGCCGCCATCAGCGCCCTGATCTCAGGCAAAAAGCCGGTCTGGCTTTACCTGCTGAGGAAAGGCGCAGAATACCGATACTTCACCTCGCGTGGAACCGATTTCGTGGGGCCGGGCGCGGACGTTTTTGCGCAAACCGATGTTTTCGGCGACACGAATACCGACGAGTTCTCGCAGACCTACACCTCGGTGCCGATGACGCGCACAAGGGTCAGGACGACAAGCGCGATCGGCCGCGCGGAGGTGAAGCTGGTCTTTCCGCAGTCAAACGAGTTCGCGCGGCTGTTTCTCGGCGACCCGGGCTACGACGACAACGAGGTCCAGATATTCCAGACCTTCGAGGATGACCCGGACGCCGAGATCGTCTGCAAGTTCCGCGGCCGGGTGGTCGACACGCGGGCCTTTTACAAGACGATCACGCTGGCCGCCGAAAACCGCTTCACGACCTTCCGGCGCAAGGCACTTGTCGATGTCATCCAGAGGCCATGTCGCCACGCGCTCTATCACGGCGGGTGCGGGCTGAATATCGCCGACTTTCAGCAGCCCGCGACCGTGACCGGCCTTTCGGGGAACGTCGCGACGATCACCTCCTCGCCCTCTCAGGCAGATGGGTATTTCTCCGGCGGCGTTTTGACCTTCGGCACGCAGCAGCAGTTCATCGTCAAGCAGGTTGGATCTAGCTTCACGCTTCTCGCGCCCGTGCCGGGGCTGGCCGACGAGATCGCAACCAACGGCTCGGCGAGCGTGCAGATCGCGCCCGGCTGCGACCTGTCGATGGCGACCTGCGAAGATAAGTTCGACAACCTTGCCAATTATGGCGGCTTTCCGTGGCTTACGGACAGCCTCTATGACGGCAGAAATCCTTTCTGGTGAGGTGATCCATGTGGTGGAATTTGGCCCTTGGGCTCCTGTTCACATACATCAGCTATTTGCTCACGCCGACGCCGCCCGAGCCGGAGGCGGCATCGCTTGAAGATTTCGATCTGCCCAAGGCGCGCGAGGGCGATGAAGTCGGCATCCTTTACGGGACGCACTGGCTCTCGTCGCCGCAGTTGCACTGGTATGGCGACCTGAAATCGAAGGCGATCAAGGCGGGCGGCAAGAAATGACCAAGATCAAGATGGATGACCTGCGCGCGCTCGGCGTCTGCGTGGACGTCCGGCACTGGTTCATCAAGCACGACCTCGACTGGCGAGCCTTCGTGCGCGATGGCCTTGAGGCGGACTTGCTGCGCGGGCCGGGTGACAGCCTGCACCTGATCGACAAGCTGGAGCAAGCAGCCAAGAAGCGGGAGGCGCGCGATGGGCAGCGGTAAGGGCGAGCAGACGGTCGGCTACAAGTATTTCTTGGGGCTGCACGCGGTGCTCTGCAAGGCGCCGATCACTGGCCTGCTCGGCATGGCGTTCAAGGACAAGCACCTTTGGAAGTGCGCGGAGGTAAACCGGGTCGACGCCATCGACAGCACGACCCGCTTGGAGTTCGACAAGCCCAACCTGTTCGGCGGGGAGGATAAGGAAGGCGGATTTTCCGGCAACATCGACGTCCTGTTCGGCGGCGATGACCAACTGGAAAACGACTACCTCAAGAGCAAGCTGGGCACCGATCTGCGGCCGAACATTCCGGCCTTTAAGGGCACGACCTCGATGGTCTGGCGGCGTCCCTATGTCGGCGCCAACAACCCCTACGTCAAGCCGTGGCAGGTCAAAGCCTACAACACGATCGACACCTACAACGGGGCAAGCTGGAACCCTGCTATCGCGCCGATCTATCCGCGCTACTGCTCGGACACGGTCAACGTCTGGATGGCGGTTGACAATAGCGCGTGGATGACGGGCTACGACCCCGGCGGTCTTTTGCCGCCATACTTGTCGAACAAGAAACTTGGCGTGCGGGGGGCAATCGCCGACTGGCTTGACCCGCTGGAGAACGACCCGCCCGTAGGCACGGTGAACTTCCACGCGCTGCTTTTCGACAGCGGCGTGATCGCTCAGAAAACATGGGCGGACGTGCAGCCGGCGCAGTGGCCGGAGATCGAGAACTTCCTTCTTGGAAACGAAATCCTCCAAAACCAGAACGGCGGTTGCGACTGGTATGAGGCCATCGCGGGTGCGCCGGACTTCTTCACGACATATGACCCCGATTTCAAAATGAATGGGGTGAGTTTCGGGCTGACGAACATTCTCACGGGATCGACCGGGACCGGGGACGCCAACCCAATCAACGGCAAGAACAAGATCGTCATCTTTCACAATGGCCGCGACTTGCCGTCGGGGAGCGCACAGGACGCCGCCAACCTTATTGCGCGGATGGACCCCCGTCCCGAGGTCTATGTAAAGCAGATTTTCGACGACGCCTACGGCACATACCCGGACGATCCGGACGGCCTCGACTACGCCATCCCCGACAATTGCGAGCTGGTGGACAACACCAAGAACGGCAACGTCCCGTCCTACTCCGAAACCGTCGAACGCATCGACATCGAAAACATGCCGGGCAGTTCGCTGACGATTACAGGGTATCGCGGCACGGCGGCGGTGTCCTTGGCCGGTGGCGCCCTTACTTGGGTCGACATCAACCCGGCGCATATCTTGCGCGATCTGGTGGTGAACCCGGCTCTAGGCGGCGACGGCGACGAGAGCGTGATCGGCGACACCTTCGATACCGTCGCGCAGACGCTTTACAACGAGACCTTCGGCCTGTCCTTCTTCCTGCAGAACCCGTCCGCGAAGGGCGAGTTCAAGAAGAAGGTCGAGCGTCACATCGACGGGGTGATGTATTTCGACCGCGGCACCGGCCTCTGGGAATTGAAGCTGATCCGCGACGACTACAACGTGGGCGACCTGTTCACCTTCGACGGGTCAAACATCGTCGAATGGGTGGACCCGGCCTCGCGCCCGCAACAGGACGAGTTGCCGAACCAACTCAAGCTGAAATACACGAAATGGGACCAGATGGGCGAGGTCGGCTCGCTCACGATCACCAACATCGCGGCAGTTCAGCAGACCGGGCGTATCGTGCCAGACGAGGTCGAATACGAGGGCATCACCTTCCGGGATCTCGCGGTCAAGGTGGCGCTGCGCGATCTGGCGGCGCGCACGACGCCGCTCTGGTCCGGCGCGATCCGCGTGGCCTATGCGCCCGTCGACATCAATGTCGGCTCCGCCATCATCATCGACGAGCCGCGCGTCGGCATGAACAGCGTCGTTTGCCGGGTCAAGGAGATCGAGGAAGGCGACGGGCGCGACAACTCGGTGCTGATCCGGTTCCTTGAGGACAAGTTCGCCATCGACACGACCGCCTCGATCATCGCCGACGACGAGGATGTCGGCGGGACGGTGAACAAGACGGCACTCGCCCCGAACTTCACTTGGGTCGAGGAAATCCCCTACTACATCGCTGTCACCAAGGCGACGCAGAGCGAGGTCGATGACAAGCTGGCGAGCGACCCCGGATCTGCAACCGTTATCGCGACTGCCGACGAGCCCAACGGGGCGCATATCGGGGCCTACATCGTCGAGGACGTCAACGGCACTTGGACAAACAGGGGCACATCGGAATTGTGCCCCTACGGCATCCTCTCCGAGCCAATGACCGACGACCCGACGGACACGACTATCGTCGTGCCGGAGAACGATACCCTCGTCGACATCTACGACGGCCAGCTTCTCTCCGTAGAAAGCGAGATCATGCGCGTGGACGCGATCTCTGTCGTCGACGGGGTGGCGACCATCACCGTCGGCCGCGGCTGCCTTGACACGGTTCCAGCGGCGCATGGCGAGGGCACCTTCGCGGTGTTCTGGCAATACTACGAGGGCGTCGCCCGGCAGGAATACACCGCCGGGGAGAGCGTGGACTTCAAGGTGCTGCCGTTTACCGGCGAGAAGATCCTCGGCCTGCAGCGCGTGGACACCGATACTGTATTGTTCGACAGCCGCGCGATCCGGCCCTACCCGGTCGGGCGCTTCCAGATCGACGGCGCGTGGTCGGCGACCGAATTGTTGCCCGGCCAGACAGCGACCTTCACATGGGCGCACCGCGACCGCTCGGCGCAGACCTACGCGGCGGTGGACGACTATCTTGCGACCGACATCGGCCCCGAGACCGGCGTGTCCTACCGCTTCACGGCGACGCCGATCTTCGCCGATGACAGTCTCGGGACGCCCATCGAGGTAACGGCGCTCGCGCAGGCGACCAGCCATTATTTCACGGAGGACGGCAGCGCGCCCGACACGGCGGTGCAGTTGCGCTTCGAGGTCGATAGCCTGCGCGACGGATACGAGAACTGGCAGGTGCGACCGATCGAGGTCTCGATCTTTACCGCCCCGCAGAACCTGACAGTGGAGTTCGTCTAATGCCGAAGCGCCTGACATGGGAGGACTGGAACAGCGGTTTGCTCGAGGAAGATGGCATCCGCGTCTACAAGTCCACGTCGCCGATGGACACCGGCGCGATGCCTGCGCCGCTGGCCGATCTTGCCGCCGGAACCACCACCTACGACGACCCCGACGATGCCGGCGCCTACTACCGGGTGAGCGCATACAAGGGCAGCCCGGAGGTCGAAAGGTTCTCTGACGAGGTTTTCCTGACGCCGATCTGGGACGTTGCCAGCCTCGATGGCGCGATCATCGTGAAGGAGAAGCCCATCATTGGCATCGCGTCGAGCCTCGACGGGGCTATCGTCGTCCGGCAGCAACCCCTCCGCATTGCGTCAAGTATCGACGGCGCGATCATCGTCAAATCGGCCTGACCATCAAGAGAGGAAATCGACATGGCACTTTTGCTCGCTGCCACATCTATCGCCGACTTCTACGACAGCACCGTTCCCGGGGTCAGCGCCGCGACCACGACTTCCGCGCGAAAGGCCACTTACTGCAAAGAGGCCGCCGGGATTGATGGCGTCACGGAGGTGCTTGATTTCACGGCGGGGACTTCGACTTGCTGGCTTTCCTTCGAAATCTACAAATGGAACAGCCAATATCTGAACAGCGATAATCAGGTCTTGCTCTACAGCGATCAGGGCGAAGCGATGTTCCGCATCCGCAGCCCGCAGGGCACGGCCAATACGGGATATTTTGAAGTCCACAATGGCGCAAGCTGGGACACGCTCATCACATGGACGTTCTGCAACAGCGGCGTCAAATACCGCTACGACATCAAGATTATCGTGGCCGATAGTGGCGGTGAAGTGGAAATATTTAGGGACAACGTATCGCAAGGCAGCTATTCGGGCGACACGCTGCGCCGGACCGGAACGCAGGTCGCATCGCTTCGCCTTGATGGCCAGGAAGGCTTCGACGAAATCCCGTATTTCTCGGCGGTGTTCGTCTGCGACGAGGACACCCGCTCAATGGAATATATCCAGACGAAGCCGAGTTCGGCAGGCAACTACACCACTTGGGATGGCGCATATACCGACATCGACGAAATCGGAATAAATGACGGCGACGACATCAGCACCCAAGACGCAGGGGATCAGTCGACCTTCGGGCAGGGCACGATCACCACTGATTTCGACAGCGGATATGACGTCATCGGCGTCGCGGTGATGGCGCGCGCCCGCAAGGCGACGGACACAAGCCAGAGCATTAAGATGATGGTTCGCTCAGGAACGACTGACGGCGTCGGCGGCGCGAGCGCGCTCTCGCTCACGTTCCTGCCGCATTTTGACGTGTTCGACAATGACCCCGCGACGGGATCGGCTTGGACGATTTCCGCGGCGAAGTCAGCCGAAATCGGCGTCGAAAGCGTATAAGGAGCACCAGTTATGAGCCAGATGACGAACTACTCATTCGGCACCTTCGTCTACGCCGACAGGCCGCAGACGCCGGAAGATGTCTATGCGCGGATCGCGGAGACGTTCGACGCGCTCAAAACGCAGCACGCCGGAACCTCGCGCCCGTCCTACGCCGCCGCCGGGATCATCTGGCACGACAACGCGAACGGGACGTGGAATATGTGGGACGGATCGACGGACACGCCGATCCCGCGCAAGGTTTCGGTCCCGACGACCTCGGCCGATGACGGCCAGCCCGGCGACTGGGCGGCGGACGGGGCCTATCTCTACGTCTATGTCGGCGATGGCGTTACCCATGTCTGGCTGCGGATTGCCGGGGTGAGCAGCTGGTAATCCCGAAACACATTTCGAACCGACCGACCCGCCGCTGGCGGGTTTTTTTATGCGCGGGGGCATTATGACGGAGAAGCAGGTCAGCGAGCGCCTAGCCAGCATCGAGGCGTCTCTCAAGCACATCGTCAAATCCGTCGATGAAGCGGCCAGGACGCGCGAGACGACGATCGAGCGCCTGACCCGCGCGGAGTCGCGGCTCGAGCATATCGAGAAGCAGATGCCCGAAATCAGGAAAAACGCCGAGCACAATGCCGAGCGTGACGGCTGGTTCGACGCCAAGGAGGACGCGCAGGTCGACGGGCGCGCGCGGTTCGCC